CGTGTAGTATCAACCACTTACCACGAACGTGCTGGCAGAAAACGGCGGTGGCTTTGGTCGCGGCCTCTTGGGATAAAAGATGATTATCAACGAACCACTACCCGATACGTCTGGCAATGAGGCCGAGGTTCTTGGCAATCGATTTCGTCGTGCCAAGACCATTAAGGATCTCTGGCTCCCCAAGTTTGAGGAGTGCTATGAGTATTCGATGCCCCAGCGCGAGAGCCTCTATGCTCAGACGCAGGCACAGGTTCGAACAGATAAGATCTTCGATGAGACGGCTGTAGTTGGCGTGCAGGAATTTGCGTCGCGACTTCAGTCCGGCCTCGTCCCTAACTACGCTCGATGGGCCGAACTCGTTGCGGGGTCAGAGATCCCCAAAGAAGAGAAAACGGAAGTCGATAAGGCTCTTGAAGAAGTAACCAACTACATCTTCGAGATCATTCAGAACTCTAACTTTGCCCAAGAAAGCCACGAGGCTTTCCTTGATCTGGCAGTTGGGACTGGATGCCTTCAAATTACCGAGGGTGACGCTATCAATCCAATCTTGTTTACGGCTGTGCCTTTGAGCCAGTTGTATCTGGATATTGGACCGGATGATAAGATCGATCACATCTTCCGTGAGCGTTCGCTGCGTGCGTCGAACATCACAGTTGCCTACCCCAAGGCAAAGATCCCGCCGGATCTCCAACGCAAGCTCGACACCGGTAAGGACGAGCACATTACGCTGGTCGATTGCACCTATCGCCTCTACGGTTCGATGGATGAAGAACATCAGCGTGTAGTCTTTGACCCTAAGACCAAGGACATTTTCTTTAAGGAGAAGTTCTCGGGCGTCGGATCAGGCCAGTATGTTGCCTTCCGTTGGTCCAAGGCGGCTGGCGAAGTCTATGGCCGTGGCCCTCTGATGAACGCCATACCTGCAATCAAGACCTGTAACCTGGTAGTTCAGATGGTTCTTGAGAACGCGCAGATGGCGATCTCTGGTTTCTACACGATGGAAGATGACGGGGTGGTTAATCCCGACACTGTTCAGATCCTGCCGGGGACTATCATACCTGTTGCCCCAGGTTCAAATGGTCTTCGCCCGGTCGCTCCCGCTGGCAGCTTCGATGTTAGCCAGTTGATTTTATCTGACATGCGGATGAATATTCGCAAGGCGCTCTACAATGATATGCTCGGCAATCCTGACAGGACCCCGATGAGCGCCACTGAAGTTGCCCAGCGCATGGCTGATCTGTCTCGTCAGATCGGCGCGGCGTTCGGACGTCTTCAGGCAGAGTTCGTGAATCCGGTCTTGCGCCGTGTGGTCTACATTCTTAAGAAACAGGGCCGTATTAATCTGCCAACTGTTAACGGTCGTGAAGTCGAAGTTCGTTCAACAAGTCCACTTGCTGCTGCCCAGGCTCAGCAGGATATTGTTGTGTTCGATAGATTTGTCGAGTTGGTACAGGGGCGCTTTGGACCGCAGCTAGTCAATCTGCTGGTCAAGAGTGAAGAAGCGGCAAAGTATTTGGCTGACAAGTTTGGCGTTCCCGAGCGGCTGCTGCGCTCAGATAAGGAACGAGCAGATCTTGTGGCGCAGCTTACTCAGATACAGGGAGCTATGAATGGTGGAGAAGCGCCTCCAAGTGGTGGGACCTGACGGGATACCCCGTCCTCCAGACAAAGAGCAGGAACTCAATAAGATATTTAGCGGCGTATTTAGCGGGACTGCTGGAGCAGAGGTCTTGCGCTATCTACGCTCGATTACTATTGAGGCTGTGTCTGGACCCAACGTTACATCGAATGAACTCTTTCACCGCGAAGGTATGCGCTACCTCGTAGGTATTATGGAACAGCGCATCTCAAGGGGAAAAAATGGCTGATTCACTTATTTCGGGAAACACTGGTGACGAACAGTCCACCGCGTCTACAAGCAATTCCCAAATCACGGATGCTGTAACGCAGGGTACAGCTCAAGAGCAGCGTCCAGATTGGTTGCCAGAAAACTTTTGGGTCGACGGCAAGCCGCACTATGAGAACCTTGCCAAGAGCTACAATGAGATCCGCACCAAGTTTGGGAGCAAGGAAGAGGATCTTCGCACTCGCATCATTGATGAGCTTTCGAGCGAAGCTATCGCCGGTCGGCCAGAGACCGCCGATCAGTATGAGCTACCTGAGATCGAAGGCGCTGATCTCCAGCAAATGGCCAGCCACCCCCTAACAAAGTGGTGGTCTGAGTTTGCCTATGAGAACGGCTTTGACCAGGACACATTTAAGCAGGGCATCTCAAAGTATATTGAATCCCGTGTCTCGGACGTCCCTGATTTTGAAAGCGAGATCAAGGCGCTAGGCGACAATGCCAATGCTCGCACTGAAGCTGTTGGCCTGTGGGTAAACAAGAACTTTGCGGAGACTGAGCGCGTTCAGATTGAGAAACTCTGCACCACCGCTGAAGGCGTGAAGGTCATGGAGAAGCTCATGGGCATGCTGAAGGACGGTGGATCAAGTTCTGCGTTTGAACCGCCGCCGGAAGTCACTGATAAGGATGTCCAGAAGATGATGATGGATCGTCGTTACTGGCATGCAAGTGACCGCGACCCAGCTTATGTAGCAAAAATCGAAGCGCACTTCCGTAAGAAGTATGGGGTGGGCTAGTGCTAATCCGCAACTTTGCGGCTCAAGATCTTGAGGCTTGCATTGAGCTTGGCTCGATGATGCACCAAGAAAGTGTTTATAGAAATCAACCATTTAGCAGGGATAGGCTGATGTTTTTAGCCCATCTCTGCTTAACCAACCCAGATTATATTTGCCTCGTTGCAGAACGAAGCAATCAGATCGTTGGCCTAATGGCTGGTATCATAGGTCAGAACTTCTTTGCTGATAGCAAATACGCTGCTGACCTTGCTCTTTATGTTGCACCGCAGCATAGAGGGTCAACTGCTGCTGTGCGGTTGATCATTGAGTTCTCCAAATGGGCCGAGGCTTCTGGCTGCAATGAGATGCGATGTGGCGTAACCACAGGCATCAATGATGAGCTGGGCGGTAAGATCTACCGGCGATTTGGCTTTGTCGATGGGGGCAATCTGTACGTTAAACAGATTAGTCCATTGTAAAGAAGTCGATTAAGATAAAAGTCTTGAGTAGGCCCGCATAACTGGTTGAGCCCCGTCAGGGATAACTCTTCCCCCGGTGACTGTCGGATAACCTATTAACCCCAGGTTTCATCAAACTTTGAAAGGGCATGATCATGGCTGTCACCATCGACCAGGCTTTTATCAAGCAGTTTGAGTCCGAAGTTCACATGGCCTATCAGCGCCAGGGCTCAAAGTTGCTTAACACGGTTCGCTTCAAGGGCGCGGTTCAGGGTAAGTCCACCACCTTCCAGAAGGTTGGTAAGGGCGTAGCTGCAACCAAAAGCCGCCACGGCAATCTTCCTGTCATGAACGTTGACCATACCAACGTTGAATGCAATCTCGGTGACTTCTACGCCTCCGACTATGTTGATAAGCTCGACGAGCTGAAGATCAACATCGATGAGCGTCAGATTGTTGCATCATCCGCTGCTTACAGCCTTGGCCGTAAGTCGGACGATCTCATCCTCACGGCTGCTGATTCGACTTCGAACACGATCACTGAAGCCAGCACGGATGGTCTGACGCAGACGAAGATTAACACCGTCTTCGAATACTTCGGTACGAATGATGTGCCGGACGATGGCGAGCGTTACTTCATCATCAGCCCTGCTGGTTGGGTTGATCTGCTTGGCATCTCGGCGTTTTCGGACGCTGACTTCGTTGGCTCTGATGACCTCCCCTACAAGGGCGGCATGGTTGCCAAGCGTTGGCTCGGCTTTATGTGGATGACGCACTCTGGCTTGTCGGTCGCTTCGACAATCCGCAAGTGCTACGCCTATCACCGCTCTGCCATCGGCATGGCTTCTGGTCAGGATGTCTCGACGGAAGTCAACTACGTCCCCGAAAAGGCAGCGCATCTTGTCACGGCTATGATGTCACAGGGTTCTGTCCTGATCGACACCACGGGCGTGTACGAAGTCCAGATCAAGGAGTAACTCATCATGGCTCTTGTTGCTACTGATCTCACCAAAGTCGCGGGTGGCGCTCGCCAGGTGTGGCACTACACATCTGCCGATGCTCCCGCCACCATCGCTGGTTCCGGTTACTTCAACTCCGTGACTGACAATCTTCGCCAGTACGATACCATCCTTACGGTTGGTACAACTGGCGGCACCGTCACCGTTGATCTGCTGGTCGTCACGTCTGCTACGGGCGCGGCTACCGTCACGACAACGAACGGTACTTAATAGGTTCCTCTCCCATAGAGAGTAATCTTTGCGGGTGGGGCTTCGGTTCCACCCGCTTTATTATACGAGGTTGCCGTGGCCATTACTGATATCGACATCTGTGCTCGCGCTCTCGTCCTGATCGGCGCAAGTCCGATTACGTCCTTCGATGAAGGTACGACTGAATCAACGGTCGCTTCCAACATTTACGAAGACACTGTTCGAGATATGCTCTCGCGTCACCGTTGGCGATTTGCTAGTGGACAGTCTCAGCTTTCGCGCTTGGTCGACGTTCCTGATGCCAAGTGGGATGCGGCCTATCAGCTTCCGGCAGATCTATTGATCCTTCACGGCGTCACGGTTACGGATGATCAGATTGCCTATGATCGCTATCAAGATAAGGTTTACTGCAATGCAACCACTGAAGATGTGGTCTTTGCTGATTACTCCTTTCAGGCAAATGAAGATCTCTGGCCTCCCTACTTTGTGACGGCTGTCCAATATCAGTTGGCTTCTATCTTTGCCTACTCGGTCGCAGCCCAAGAAGGGCTTTCGGATATGTTTGAGAAACGCGCCATGCGTCAGATGACGATTGGCCGGACCATCGACAGTCAGAGTCAGACAACGCGCCGACTAAATGTCCAACGCTTTAATCAGGTACGGACGACGACGAGAGGTTACTAACCGATGGGCATGAAGCTAGTCCAAACTAACTTCTCATCGGGAGAGATTGGCCCACTCATGGACATGCGCCATGATACAGGAGCCTTTGCTAATGGTGCTCGTCGTCTGCGTAACGTGTCGGTTCTTAACCAGGGTGGCGTTACCCGCCGTCCCGGTACAGGATATCTAGCAACGCTGAATGGTCGGGCTCGCCTTATTCCATTCGAGTTCTCTAGCACTGAGCAATATATCTTTGCCTTTGGAAATACTCGCCTCGATGTCTATTCAACTGCTGGGGCGTTAATCCAAAGCATTACCGGCTGCCCTTGGACTTCGAGTATTCTCTTCTCGATGACCTATTCTCAAGCTGCCGATGTTATGATCCTCTGCTCCCCTGAGATGGCAACGCAGATTATCAGGCGAACAAGCTCAACAACTTTTACTCGCTCTGTTTTTGCTTTTGATCAGTCCGTAAACAATGATCTTATCTATCAGCCCTACTATAAGTTTGCATTAGATACGGTCACTCTTAGCTGCTCTGGCACAACCGGTAGCGTTACCGTCACCTCAAGTGCGGCGCATTTTACTGCGGGCTATGTCGGTACTCGCATTCGTTGGTTTGGCGTTGAGCTTGATATTACGGCATATACCAATGCAACAACGGTAACGGCAACGGTTAAGGGAGAGCTTAAAGGGTCCTATGACATTGATCCTATGAAGTCATCAGATGGCTCTAGCACAGTAGAAGTCACTCACGTTAATCATGGGTTGGCAACTGGTGCGTCCATTACTATAGCTGGAGCCAATGCCTTTGCTGGTTTAACCAAAGCGCATATCAATGGCACTTTTACAATTACGGTGCTCAATGATAATGTTTATCAGTTCACAGCTGGCGGTAGTGCCAATCTTTCTGCTGATGGCGGCGGTCCAAACGTTCATTTCACAGGGAACAATATACCAACTCGCAATTGGGATGAACCCGCCTTCTCAACGGTTCGTGGTTATCCTGGCTGCGTAACCTTTCATGAAAGCCGCCTTTGGTTTGGTGGATCGTACTCCCAACCTGATAGCCTCTGGGCGTCCAAGATAGGACAGTTCTTCAACTTTAATGTTGGCGAGGGTCTTGATAACGAATCGATCCAAGTATCTGTTGGCTCGGATGATATCTCCTCCGTGCTTCACTTGGTTTCGAATCGGCACCTTCAGATCTTTACTGCGACATCTGAGTTTTATGTACCCCGCGTATCTCAGTCTACGACTACGCCGGGGAACATTACCATTGCACGTCAGACGCCTTATGGTTCGTCTACTATTATGCCGTTGCCGTTTGATGGTGCGACTGTTTATCTTCAGGCAACCCGCAGTGCCATTCGAGAGTTTCTCTATACAGATAGCGAGCAGGCATATAGTGCTCCAATGCTGACCTTGCTGGCTGATCATTTGATTGATACCCCGCATGATATGAATATCTTATTCGGGACTGAGGACCGTCCAGAGCAATATCTGCTGGTGATTAATAATGACGGCACCATTGCTTGCTTCCATTCAGCCAGGTCTGAACGGTTGGCTGCTTGGTCGCTATGGGACACAGAGCACCCGTCTGGCATAGCCAAGTTTGATGCTATCGTTTCTATCGGGAACCGTATGTACATCTCGGTTCTTCGTGGCACAGATTATTATCTGGAGCAGATGGCCAAGAGTGACCTTGAGCTGACGCTTGATTGCGCCAAGAGTTATACCTCTGGGTCGGCTACGAATACTTGGACCGTCAACGCCATCTATGCCAATCGAACTGTCTCGGTGGTTTCCAATAACTATTATCTTGGCGACTACGCGTGTAATGCTTCTGCTCAGATTGTGCTCGATGATGAAGTGACGGCTATCACTGTTGGCTTCAACTACGATGTTACGATTGAGACGCTTCCGGCAAATGTCATCTTACCTGCTGGTAATTACTCAGGCCGTCCTAAGCGCATCGCTCGCGTAATCCTTGCTCTGAACTCCACCCTTGCGGTGAGCGTACAAGGCAACCGACTTATTATCCGTCAGGTCACTGATGACTTTTCTTTGCAGCCAACTGCCGTTACAGGGAAGAGAGAGTTCTTTCTACTGGGCTTTAATCGAGATGCAACGGTCACGATTACCCAGACTGAACCACTTCCTTTAAGGCTGCTTGGTATGGCTATGGAGGTATCAATCTAATGTGTACTACACTTCTTGTTGCATCAACCTTAATCTCTGCTGTTGGTGGCTTTGTTCAGGCATCTGGACAGGCTGCTGCTGCTCAATCGGAAGCTGATTGGCGTAATTACCAAATTGAAGTTCAGAATCGCCAGCTTGCTGAAGATGCTGAGCTTACTCGTATTCAAGCGCTTGAGACTGAGAACAAGCGTCTTGACCAAAACCGTCGCCTTCGTGCAGCGAATGAAGCTTTCCTTGCGGGATCTGGCGTGGGTGAAAGTCGCTCCTTCTTACAGGGGGTCGAACCTCAGAGCGAGCGTTTCCTTCGTCAAGATGTGGCATCTCTGCGTCTTCAGTCTGGGACGCAGATCAATCGTATTGCAGATCAGATCGCAGTAAATAAAGCTGAAGGTCAGTTTGCTCGCGCCCGTGCTGACATGGTGTCTTCTACTGCGTTCACTAATGCGGCCTTTAGTGCTGCGGGTAGTGCAGCTAAAGGTGCGTACACTTATAGCAGGACAAGATAAATCATGGCTATTAAAGCTGAAGAACGTCAGATTGGAACGCAGCCTAGCAATCGTTTGATCCGCGAGTTCAAAACGCAATTGCCATCTCCTGATATGAGCGGCGTTGCAAATCTTGGCAAAGTCATCGGCGATATTGGTGAGCAAGAGGCTGTTCGTACAGCCAAAGAAGAAGCAACATCTTATGCCAACTCTCTTGAGTTTGGCCGTGATGAAAAAGGCAACTTTGTTAAGCCTGTTGCCCCCGATGAATTTGGTCCTATGCGCCGAGAGATCTTTAATGATCTCATCAACCGTCGGTATACGACTGACGTTCTTCTAGATCATGATGCTGCTGTCGCAGATATCTATACAAAAAATAAAGCTGCGGGTGGAGACCCGAGCGCCGCTGCTGCTAAAGCACAGGCTGACATGACTGGGCGACTTGCTGGTGTTGATCCAGCTAGCCGTCCTATTATTGCACAGGCAATGCGAAAGAACCTAATCCAGTATGATACTGGAGCTAAATCCGAGTTTTATACTCGTACCCTTAGAGCAGAAATAATTAACAACGGAGAGCAAATCACTGCTCTGTCAGATCGATATGTTCGTGCAACTGCTGCTGGTAATACTGGTGACGCTGATCTTGCTCTTGCTGAGATTACAGATCGTCGTAATAAGTTAAAAGCTGCTGGGTTTCTTACGCAAGATCCTGAAGCGGATAAGATCTTCTTCAGCTCCATTAAGGCCAGTGCTCTTGTAAGACGCGAGATTACTTCAGCAGTCAACAATCCCCAGCTTGATAAGGGAAACTTCCCGTCAGAGATCAACCGTCTACAACGTATTGTCATGGGCGATGCTGCCGATGATGAAACTGCTTTTGGCTTTAAGAAGACTGACTTTGATAACCTTGATCGAGCGACCGCTGCCAAGATCTATCAAGACCTAACTCGCACATCAA